GTCGAATTGGTACCTAAAAAAGGGCTAATTTGTCCTACTTTGTTACCTTTAAGTAGATTACAGCGTCTACAGATAGCAGCTAAGTTCTCAGGGTCGTAATCCGCTCCGCCTTTACTGCGTGGCCTTATATGGTCTACTTCGTTCGCCTCTGGCGTACCACATACGTAACACGTATTCATATCTCTAGCTAATATCACCTTACGTAACGCTTTCCACTCAGCCGTTCTTAGTCCTGTCATTAGTACCAGCCTCTAGCTTTGTGATGTCTTAATGCCACTATACAGCTACCGTTATATCTATGGTCTAGGTACTTGACAAACCAGTCTATCTGCTCTATCGGTGTAGCACTCTTTAGGTATTTGCTTCGACCTTGTACTAATCCGTAATGGCTACCACTTTTAGCTTTATAATCGCCGTTACTCTCTAGCCTTATTATCTCTAGACATGACTGTAGCTCTTTGGGTTTAACTACTTGTTTTAAATACGTTTTCCACGCCGTTAACGGCTTTCCATAACTACCATAATTAGAGTTTATTACTCCGATAAGCGAAAGAGACAAGACTAACGCTAGCCCCCCTCTTGATCTCCCCCCGTACCTTATCATACGGTAAAAGCACCGAGCGGCATTGAGCATATCTTGGGCGTGTCGCGGCTAATCATTTGAACAATACTCACAATAATTTCTGTTATCGCCATTTAACAATAACCACACCCCACACCCCAGACAACGATCTATAGACCTATCAGCTTCTAATAATTTACGTTTCCACCCTTTAGGAGGAGGCCACTCAATCCCTAGTGACTCAATAGTTTTTCGTGTGTATCCACCTTTAGGTGTTTTTAAATTTTCTAAATCTCGGCGACTAATCCCCATAGCCAGCCTGTCGCATAAGAGCTACTAATTGCTCTAACGATACCAACGCCACCCAGTCCCCTATAGAGGCCTCTCCTTGCCCGTTAAGGCGTAGTACGGCCACTCTTAGGTCTAGGTCATTAGCACGATCTTTTAACTGTCTCATAGTCTCACCAGGGCTAAAGTTAGTCCGGGCTTTTACTTCCCAATCTATGCCTATCGTCCCGGTTATATCGCTACCCTGGCGCCCTGCCCCGGTACTTTCGGCATAGGGGAAGCCATTAGCTGCCAAGTATTGAGCTACGACCTTCTGCGATCTGTAGCCTCTATGCTTGCGAGACTGAGTCATAGACTTTCACCAGCTCACCCTGAGGCACCCAGTAACTAATAGCTGTCTGGCGCGTAGCTTTTAGGTATAGGTCGTCCTTGCAATAGTCCACCGGTAGCCAGCCGACGATAGTAAACGGATTCCAGCCCGTAACTAATACAGCTCTATCGGTATCCCTATCGCTGTCTTTAACAATGAGATGACCATTAGCGTACTCTGTGTGTTTTACTTCCCAGTTAGGCCAGATGTCCGGCTCATCTTTGTAAGTGTCTATAGACAGTACGAAATTAGGCACGTTAAGCCATTTAGCGGCTGCTAATTCAGCTGCAGCGCCTAGAGCGCATAGCCTTATCAATTCCTCAGGGTCTAAGTGTCCGTTTTCGTAGCTGTAGCCTTTAGTGCTAGTTATGCGAGCTGTAGCAGCCATAAGCGCATAGGCTAACTCTGCCTCTGTTAGCCATATTTTTACCGTCATCTAGGCCGACACTCTGCGCATACCCAAACCTGCATTTCAAGCGCCATAATCCCGCCAGCTTTAGAAGTTTGTTTATTACAACAATCGCAGACTTCGGTCTCGTCTATTGTTGCGTTACCTTCTCTATCCACCTTTAGCGAGATATTGCCAGGGTAGATAATCTCCATATCCCCCATTAGTTAATCCAGACAGGTTCGCATTGTTGAGCTTTAACCTTTTCTGGACACATATAACCTTTATACGGTTTATTAGTCTTAGGGCTTGTACCGCTTAAATAGGTACGCTCGCCATGTTTACATCTAGGCCGGGTCTCTGTAACTACTGCCCCTATTGTTTCGGTTACTGCCCCTATCGCGTCGCTAATTGTCCAGATGTCATTAGGCACCGGCTCACCCGCAGCTACTCGATTAACTTTGCTCATCTCCTCGCGGCTTGGCCTTTTACCGACTTTAGCGGCAAACCCAGCGTTAGCCAGCATACGACCAATAGCCGAAGTCTCCGCGTTAGGTAAGGCGAAATTAGCGTTTACGCCCTTCTCACTTTTTGTTTCATCTGCGTATCCAGTAGCTATTAACGTCCCGTCATTACGGTATCCCCAGGCTTTAATTATAAAAGTAATACCGTCATTAAATACTAGGTCGGTCTCTATTTTGCCGTCTTGGTACTTAGCCCAGAATTTAGCTATACGCTCATCTACTGGCTCGTAATCGTCTAAATTAAACATTATGCCCCTATCTCTAGTTGAGCAGCCGATACGCTCTCTATTTGTTTATCTAAGCCCCACCGATAGCCCGGGAAAGTAGTTACCTCCAAAACGCACTCATTACAGTAATGGCGTCGCTTTGAGTTTGATTTAGGGTTAGTGCTGTGGACTGTAACACTAGCTGCGGTCATAGCCTTAGGGTGCCAGCCGCCCGAGTTTTTACCCCATTTCAATTTACAATAATGGCACCAGACACCGGGGTCTGATTTAGTTATCACTTAGCACCCCGTTAGCAATATGACGAGCTACAGCTCTGCCTCGTTCGTATCCTTCCGAACGTCCGGCGTTGAAGCCTCTCGACCACGCGAGGACTGCAGCCATAAAGGTTAATCCGCAGTAGATTATTGACATAAATATAAACGCGATATTTCCGTACATTTTTACTCCCTAGTCCAGGGCTGGAAAGTATCTCCCAGCCCCTTTAGTATGACACAGGCTCCCGACGGATAGAAGTTAGCGCCTAACGCGTGTCTATTCTTTTTTCTGGGATATACCGTACGCGTGGTCTTTTGGGTTAAGTACCCGCATTAAGACCGGGACGCTAGACGCCCATAGCCCATTAAGAATTAGGTTCCAATCCGCAGCATTAAACTCTAGCGGGGTTTTACCTACTGAGGCCATTAGTGTTATTAGTAGTAAAAGCAGCCCTCTTAGATAAGTCCCTGCCATAGCTAAGCATTGTTTTTTCATTTCTTCGTATCCAATCCGAGCGCTTTTATACGCTCTATAACCTCTTTAGGGGTGAGGTTAATCTCAAAATGCATTTCGTCTGCTCGGTTTTTATAGTCCCCGCCCCACTTGCAGCCATACTTAGCAGCGATCTGCCGTATTATTACAGTCTGCTCTTTTGTAAAAGTATCACGCTTACCTAAAGGGTGAGCGTCAGCGTTAAGGTCTACCGCTGTGCCGCTACTGTGATTACTTAGGCTGTCAGTGCTGCCCCTTATCATACGGAACGCATAGCCCCAATCGTCCAGGGTGCCTTTGTCTATAGGCTCTATCGTTTCGTGAAACTCTGCCGCAAGGCCAATAAGAAGCGGTGCCACCTTTTCAGCGCACCGTATTTTAAGATCAGTGCCAGGTACTTTAAAAGATTTAATGCCAATATCTGCAGGCTCTTTACTGGCAGGCCAGCCGTTGCTACTCTTTAATGTGCTCGGCATTTTCACAATTCCAGCGGTAAGTTGCAATATCTAAAAATAATTCAGGGTGTCCGCAGGTAGGTTCAGGTGCTATAAAAGCGTCTGCTATTGGGTCATAGGTAAAACCAATTCCCGCGAAGTTATACCTAATTTTGCTATTAAAACTTGTCCTCACCCATTGTTCGCCGGTTTCGGCAAGCATACGATTTGCGAAAGTGTCCTCATCTGAGTCGCAGGTGACGATGACTTGAGTAACAATTCCGTTGTCTATTTTCGCGTGATGAGCCATTAGAAGGTTATCGTTCCTGCGCTAGACGCTGTTATTTCATACACCCGATAGCCTGAGCGCGTTGGCTGGGTATAAGTTAAGTTTGTAAGCGTTGCCGCCTTAAAAGTGTCAGGGTAAGCGATAATGACAATACCAGAACCACCAGCTGCACCTGCGATACTTTCGCCTCCACCGCCACCACCACCGCCGCTATTAACTGTTCCTGCACCGGCTGCAACAGTTGGTTTCCATACACCGCCTGCACCGCCTCCGCCCGACCCGCCTGTTGCTTGGCGTGTAGGGGAGTAATCATCATTGTTACCACCGCCTGCACCGCCTCCTGCGTAATAAACATTTGTGCCGGTTGCGATTGCTACCTGTACACCGTTACCGCCTGCACCGGCGTAGGGAATTGTTGCAGAACCGGCTGTGCCTGCTACACCAGCACCGCCACCGCCTGAGCCAAAGTAATTATTACCACCGGCAAAACCTTGATTAGTTGTTCTTGCGCCTGCTGTTTGTGTAGAGGCAGATACACCGCCGGAACTGCCGCCTGTATCGCCTGCACCGGTTGTATTGCGGCTATGACCGCCCGACCCGCCTACGGTAGATATAGTGCTAAAAGAACTTGCCACGCCGTTACTGCCTTTAACAGTGTCGCTGGTAGCGGCTGCACCGCCTCCACCGATAACGACATTGTAAGAAGTACCGCCTACTACTGCTAAATCTGACTCTAAAGAACCGCCGCCACCGGTATTTGTAACGCTTGATCTGAGGCCACCAGCACCGCCGCCAGCACCGTAATAACCATAACCGCCACCGCCGCCACCGGCAACGACCAGGAACTGCACGCTAGAAGCTGAGGGTATTGGCGCGCTGCTGATTGCGCCTGCTGCTATTGCACCGATCATTAGGCTATAGCCCCAAAAATACGCCAGGTATTAGCAGATACGCGCACGCATTGAGCCACCTTATGCTGGGCTAAAGTAGGCGCGGCTGAGGTGGCACCGGCTGAGGTAATAGTCACACCGCTACCAGCTGCGAAAGTTAGCAGCCCTGCACCAGTGTTAATAAAAGTAATCGCGCTACCTACTTCAGCACTTGTTAAAGTGCTGTCGGGTGCAATAGTAATAGTTTTAGTAGAAGCGTTGCTAGTCTGAATCATTACCTGATAAAGATCGCTGTTCGCTGTCGTATAAGTCGCGCCGCTTTGTGTAGTTATTGTCCAGACGACCAGCGAATTAAAAGTGGTCGAAGTCAAAACGTCTCCGGTGACGCTTGGCAGCCCAGAAGCCATATTAAACCTTCTTTCTAGTGTTAGTAGGATAGTACATTTGTACCCAAAATTCCGTAATTAGAGTTCCCAATTATGAAGGAATCTATAATAGGTTCAAGGCAGGTAAACCGGGTAGTCCAATTAGAGACCGTAATAGCGTGAGATACCCCGAATATCTGCAGGGTTTTATTTAAGGTAGAAGTACCGGTAGCCGCTGGCTGAGTAGACTTAACCGTAATAGTATCAAAGTAATCTAAGCTTAAAGCTGCCGCTACGCCGGCAGTATAACTAGTGGTATTTAAATCTTTTAAGGTTATCGAGTCGCACCTGATAGAAGTATCTTTACGGCTGGCGACATAAGCCAGGGCGTAATTCTTAGCCGCTGTTGTAGAGTCCATAAGTAAATCGGTTTGTTTATAGCTATGGGTAAAGTAAGTATCGATAGAAGTAGCGTCGCTGGCTGTTTGTGCTGCCAATCCTGTAGCTGTAATAGAAGCGTCGTTATAAACTAAATTATCGTTTAGCACCCATTTAGCCGAGGCGTAATCTATGGCCGTCCCGTCATCTGCGAATACTGTAGGGGTCGAGCCAATACTAGAGCTAGTTAAAGCTCTATCCTGAAATATTGCGTTACCGCTAGCGTCTATATAAAAAGCGCCATACTCGCTAATTTCTACAGTCTGCAGAGCTGCTAAAGCGGTTCGATTTGTCCCAGGGTCTACTAATAGCGTTTGTTGCCCGGTATCTATATCGCGCATAGAAGCAGGCCAGCCTACTTGATTTAAAATAGCAGTACACCGGGCGCCGCTTAATTGTCCTGCAGGTGCGCTAGAGACGGTAGTTATATTAGCCATATTAAGGACTCTAAAGGCGTCTACGCAGTTTAAAGTCGTATAGGAGACCTCTCCTACTAGGTTAGCCTGTACGTAGTCATAGGAGACGATATAGCCAGCGAATAGAGGATAGACCAGGTTAGTATTTGTATCGGTTGCAGTAATGATTAATTTACGGTTAGGAATAACATTAGGGTAATAAACCGAGGCAGTATTAGCCGGGTTCCAGGCGCCCTGAGTATCTGCCACTTTAACCGAGCAGGTACCGGCTTGAAATTGATCAGCGTTAGCGCTACGGCCTCTAGTGATATTAACCGCCTGGACTGTATCGGATATATCGGCGGTAACTGTAGCCGCGTCTGCAAGGATATTAACTCCGATAATGCCGGAGCCGATAATCATAGCCTGACCGAAGGAAGCGCCAGAGCTAAAGTTTACTATAACGTTTACTGTAGGGGCGCTCACCCGGTACCAGCTCGATTTAGACTGTTGCCGTAAGTGTTTGAGTTTTCAATAGCCCGCCAGACTGACTCGTAAAACTCGTACTGGCTACCGATATTTATGCCGCCTTGAAGGTTTACGGTTACGTTAGGGGCGACTGAGGCGGCTGCACTTCTAGGGGTCATAGCGTCAATTAAATCAGGCGTATTTAAAGCCGCGTTAGTGTTTAAATTAGCGTTCATTGAGTAATCTACGCGGTCACCCATAGGTATAGGCACCGGCGCCGGGTTACTAGCTGTAGGAGCTAAAGGCGTACCAGCGAACAGACCGCCAGGGTAAGTAAAGCTTTTAACAAAGTCCGCGTAAGTTGCGGCGTTAGCTTTATTTAGTGCCAGTATCTCGGCGCTATTTTTCTTATGCGCCGCTAAAATATCGTCCTGGCGTTTGATTTCTGCGTCTGCGGCTGCTTTTTGCGCTGCCTCTAAAGCGTTTAGGGCTACTAAATCGTCTACCTTAGTAGCGGTCTTAATAGCGATTAAAGCATTAACCCGAGCTAATTCCTCAGCTGATAACTTGCCCTGCTTAGCTGCGGTTAATTGGATTATATCCATATCAAAAATAGCTTTTAATTTGTCCGCTGCGGCTGACTGCTTTTTAACACTTAGTAAAGTTTTAGCGTTTGCAATAGCTTTAGCTGCCGCTGCTTCTGTAGCTCTAGGACTCTGGCGGTTAGTGGCTGTAATTTCAGAAGCTACGGTAGCTTTACCTAACTTTGCTAAAAGTTTAGGAATACCTAAAAAGGGTTCTACGATACCTGTAAAAAGGACTTTACCGAAAGTACTATTACTAAGTTTAGCTGTTAATACCCCTATACCAGTAATGGCATAACCTGTTTGGGTAGCTAGATTTTCCATAGATGAGGCTGCGGTCTCGATACCTTTTTCGCCGCCTAAACGTTTAACTGAATCTATTAAAGCAAAACCTATAGTTTCGCTGGCTTCCTTAGCCGAAATCTGCAACCTAGCGACTTGCCCGGCGTAAGTATCTACCGCGGCAGCTGCACCGCCTTTAAATAAAACTGTTAAACGTTTTTGTATTTGTTCAAAACTTAAAGTACTTAACTCAGCTTTAGATAAACCAATGCCTAAGCGGCCTAAAGCGGTATTTTGCCCCAGGTAGGCCTTACTTAGGCTAGCCGATACCTGCTCTACAGTTTTACCGGTGGAAGCAGAAATGTCTAAGGTAAGCGCTAGTAATTGTTGAGCCTTACCTAAATCGTTAGTAGCTCTAATTAACTTGCCAAAAGCCGGGCGTAACTGATCCTCAGATACACCGGTAGCCCGTTGTAAATTATCTATATAAGTATTTACGCCAGTAGCGGCAAAAGCTAAACCTAGATTTTTTAAACTGTTATTTAATACAGCTACGGCTTTAGACTCTTGTAATGCAGCCGTTACCGCTTTTTTCCCAAAAGCAGTTATAGAAGTAGCACCTATTAAAGCAGTTAATTTACGGGTTACGTTCATTTTCTTTAAAGATTTTTCTAAACTGCCAATACCTTTAATAGCCTGCTTGGTTCCTTTATTATCATAGGAAATAATTACGGGTATTTTTATAGCCATTACTTAGCCAACTTCCTATTAAGCGCCGCTTCACCTTTAGTTATAGCGTCTCTAATTTCGTTTAAAGTATAAGGCTCTCTATCCTGTACAGCTTTGTAAGCTACGCGTCCCTGTTTACCTCGTACTATTATGCCGCTTTCGCGGGCTATACTTTTGATAAAAGCCGCGCCCTGAGGAGAAGTACCTCTAGGATTTTTACGGCCTGCAGTCTCATAGATAGCACCGGCTGGGTCTGCGTTAATCATTAAGTAGGCTTTACTTGTCCAGGTACCCTTACGCCGCTGGCGCTCGATTTTAGTTTTCAATCCCATGCGTGCGTCTTTAGCTACGAATTGCAACCTGCCCCATTTACTACCTTCTTTAGGGGTCATACCCCATTTACTTAAAGGCGTAGTTTCTGGCATTAACTGTCGAGCGTCTACCTGAATTTTTTTCATTACTTGATATATCTCTTTATTCATTAACTTTAAAGCGTCTTTATCCCATTGATTTAAACCTCGGACGGTTTCCTCTAGGCCTGTAATTTGCGCACTTCTAACGCTGTCTACCTGCCCCACGCTTCACCGCCTTAGCTCGATCTGTTAAAACCTGTACTACTGCCGCCAGCATTTCCGGCGACATCTGCAGAAAATCCCGGGTGGGAATCCCGGTCTCAACTGCTAGCGCCGCTATCTGGTAGGTAAGTGTCTGGCGATCACTTACCCATTTAGCGGGTCGCTATCTAATACCTCTACTTCGGCTAGAGTCTTTAAAAACTCATTACCCCATAGTGCTACGGTTTGACCGCTGTTTTTAATAGCAATCCAGACCAGGTAGTAAATATCGGTTTGACGTTCTAAATCCCTAAAACATTTGTTAATTCCCATTTTTGCGTACGCTTCAAACTCTACCTCGATAGCCGGGGTAATTTTGTAAGTTTCCACTACCCCGGTCTCGAACGTAACTTTTAAACTTGCCATTTTCTAGCCCTCTCTTTCTTTAAGCTGTTGCAGGCCAAGCGGAGGCAGTACGAGAAGTAACGTCGAACGAGAAATCCAACATAGCTACTTCACCTACTGCGCCATTTACCGGAGTGAAATTATTAACAAAGCAGGTACCTTTATAGACCGGGTTAGTAGTAGACGCTACTCCGGCGTTAGCTGACGAAGTTCCCGCAGGTGTACCAGGCGCACACTCAAAGGCTGCAGAAGTGCCTTCTAAGGACTGTAGAACGGCGCGAGTAGCACCGTTAGCTATAGCGTCCTGAGTGAGGTATAGGGTGCCTGAAATCGTATCAGCGTAGAGTCCAGGGAGATATTTGTGAGCTGTGTCCCCAGCGGCTGTGATTTCCAACTGATCTCGGTTAGAGGTCAAAGTAATCGACTGAACGACGGCGCTCATGTCATAAGTACCTAATTTAAAATAACTGTTTTGTGCATAGTATACGGTGCTAGCCATTAGTCTACTTCCTTTTCTTTAGTGTTGGTTTTTTCGATTAGTGCAATAGCACCGGTTTTTAAAAGGTTAGGTAAGTCCCAGCCTTCTAAATCTTTTTCTGCGACGATACCGCCTAGAGCTACGCCGGCTATATCGTTATCTATCATTACTTTGTAATTACTCATTTTATTAACTCCAACTCGATATAATTTCTACGCCTACTTCGGTTTGAAGTAAGTTTCCAGACGCGGTTTCTAGTATTGCCGGGGCGCTAAAACTGCCTATAGTCATAGTTAAAGCTGCTGCAGACAATTTGGAAAATATGGCTACTATAAAATCCTCTATATTTACTTGATTACCCTGGTTATCAAGCATTGGCACTAGCCCGTAAATCCGGTATCTAGCAATAGGTGAGATAGCTGTTTTCTGTCCAGACTGCACGACTATAAACGGGTCATCATTAACGACCACTACGCTATTAGCGATAGGTGCCTGGGGAATATAACTAAATACAGACCAGACGCCAGCATTAGTTAAAGCTGTCGCTAGTGTCGTTCTGAGAGTAGTTATAGCCGCCGTCATGGGTCAGCCGATCATTGACGCAGGAGACATATACGGGGCAATTAACCCGCGTACTTTTGCGACCAGAGTGTTACCGAGCGCGTAAGGATTAGCGATAAAGCCGTCGATAGTAGTAACGCTGGCGCCGGGTGCCTGGCGAGCGTTCCAAATAGTGCTAGCTAAAGTAGCTGCAGCTTCTCTAATTGCCGGGACTGTTGCGTAATCCGTAGCGTGAAATTCGCCGGTAATCAAACCGTAAGGTTTAACCATGTGGACTAATTGGTCGCTGGCGGTTTTAGCATAAGTAAAAGAATAGATAGTAGTACCGGTAATAGTTTTAGTGCCGTTAAATACAGTCCCAGCGCTAGAAATTACTACCGACTGATCTACTCTAAACTCATGCGGTACGGGCGTATAAATCGTAGCTACGTTAGCCGATAGAGAAGTAGCCGAAATAGGCACAGTATTAAACCAAAGATATTTTTTAAGAATATCTTCGCTGGCCTGTGCCACTTCCTCGACTGTAGCGTCTAAATACAGGGTGCCAATACCCAATAGGGCGCGTAACTCAGCGAGAGTTATATAACTGGCAGCCACTACGCGCTCCTTACTGTTAAGGCCTAAAGCCTGTCGGACTAGGGACAGGCTCTAGGGTTCTAGGGGTTTTCTTAGGTGAGGTTAAAGCGACGAATACCGCCAGCTACTAAAGTCTTAGCTGCGATATATCCATAGAGCATTGTTTCGATCTCGCCGGAGGTTGGGACATTTGTAGAAAGTCTTAGAACTGGACTCTCGGCGATATACATAGAGCTAGGTACGATAATGAACGCGCTCTCGTCGATAGTGGTCGAGACCATATTAGGGTCTACGTAGAAATCTAGTCCGAGTACGTTTCCGCGTAGGCTGGTAGGAATTGCAGACCCGCCACTATTGTAAGGGCTTCCTGCGTTGTAAATTGGGCGTCCGGTTGAGTCTGTAGCTCCGAGGAGTAGAGACCATTGTGAAGTACCGCCAACGTAAGCAGTAGCTACTTCACCGGTTGCAAGATAAGCAGCCGGGGCTTCTACAGATACGTAGGAAATAATACCGGCGCTTGAAGCTGCGCAGGTAGCACCTTGCGTACCGCCCGAAGTAGCTTCTGCTACTACGTAAGCGTCTGTCGCTTTATTATATGCGCGTTGCATATTGTCTAACATAGCTTGGAAAAATGCAGGGTTATCAGATGAGCGCTCTAACAATTCTACCGAGTAGCGTTGTAGACCAGCCATTTTAACTACAGTCGCATTAACATAAGCTGAGACGATACCGGTTTCGCTAGGTGCTGCACCTTCTCCAGTTGTCGCGACGGTTCCGGACGTGGTAATTTTAGGAATACTTACCACCATGCCCGAATTACTAAGGGCTTTAGTTCCCCCGAAGGCGTCAATTAACGGACGACTCCCTATAAGAGTATCTACTACTGTGCCGACATATTGAACCGGGTTAAACGCTGGGTTAGTGGTAAATGAATCGTCAGCGAAGTTCATAACGTTAGCTGCTTGAGCGTCTGCAGCACGCACGTAATCGCGTGAATCATCATTACCTAATTGAGCTTTAATTGTGTGCTGTAGGTAAGTAGCTTTTGACTTAATAGGGCTACGTACTTCTGAATACGCCATAGCTGTAACGGCGGTAGGACGTGAGGCTTCGACCTTAGCGGCTTCTACCTCGGGTGTTGGGGTAGCGTTGTCCACGCTGGCCTCACTTTCGGTTTGTTGGGTTTCTGGGGTTTCTGGACTTTCCTCTACTAGCTCAGGCTCGGGTTCGCTAGCCGCTACCGAAGTTACAGCCGCAGAATCGAAAGCGGCTGCCTGAACTAAACTTACTTCTTGCAATCTAGCTTCCTGAATATATAAAATCCCGTCGCGCGGTTGGCTGGCGATAACCTGAACGCCCACACTTAAACCGCTGCGTAAATCTTGGCTAGCTTCTACCAGGCTGTCATTACCCCGGGTAGTTTCAGCAATTTTAAAGCTAGCGGTAATTTCATTATCTGTGGTAGTAAATTGAATTGCTCTACCTATTGGCATCTTAGCGTCATGCTCTAAAAGTAATTTTATTTTAGCGGTTTCATGGATAGCAATACTGCCGCTTTCAAAAATAACTTTACCGGCGCTAGTATGACCGATCTCATTATTAAACGGTACGATCTTACCGCTGATAATTCTGCGGCCTGAGTCGCAGGTTAAATCCTGATTAAAGTTCAGAAGCATTACTGGTATCTCCGTTCGGGGTTAAGTCCTCCATAGCTTTAGCTTGATCTAAAGTTATGAGATTAAGCGCTAACATTTTTTCGATAATTGCTAAACGTGTCATAGCGTCAGAACGTAAAAACGTTTCGTCTAAATTAAATTTTACGTAATTTTG